ACATCCACGCGCTGCCGCATCAGGCCGATAGCGTTCTTCACGGCACCTGCTCAAGACGATATGGCCCAAGCAATCGCTCAATCGTCGTCTTCGTTTTCGAGGAGACGGACATCATCGTCTCTTGGCGCTGCTCATACAGGTCGCCCAACATGAGATAGATCGCCATCTTGATGCCGTCAGGCACTGCTGCTGCCGCGCCATAACCACAGACAGCCCGAACCGTTACCGGCGCAAGTGCATCGGTATACAACGATGGCAATGACACATCATCATTCAGTTCGATATAGCCTCGGCCAGCGGTTGCGCCACTCAACGTCCGCACCGAATAATTACTACTAGCAAGCGTCTGGCTCACGCCATCTTCGTCTAGATACGTGATACTCGTCACGCTCTGCAATGGTGCCTTCGGCAGAATCAACGGCTGACGCGTATCCATGAAAGATTCATAGCGGAAGTCCCACGTCTGCGTCACTAAGGCTCGCCTAGTATAGGTTTCAACCCATTGACGAGCAGCGACCACCATCCCGCTAATCAGGTTATCTTCGGTTGACTGGTCAACGCGCAGATACAGCTTTGCCTCTGTGAGCGTCAATGGCTCCACAGATGGAGCCGTCACGAGAACACTAAGCGGATGTGATTGCATGGTGACGACGCTTTACTTTCACTTCCGGTTGAATAACGGCTGCAACCTGTGGAGGTGTTATCGCTCTTGAAACGCCCTGGTAAATCAACGCAGCGGCCAGCGTGTCTGGCACATCAACAATGCCGACTCGCAACACGCAATCAGATAGCACGACATCTCGCAACATTTCAATCTTCATACAAGCCCAGCTGTATTCAATGGCTGCAACGCGCCATGATCGAGAACGGCGATTGCTGACATACGTGCTTGCGCTGTGCCAGTAATCACAAGTTCTTCAACCTTTAATCGAACATATCGATCGCCGCCAACATATCCAAGCGTTGCGGTGTGCTGTGCATAAGATGTCGAATCCAGCACAAGATCGCTCCCAAGCAATCCATTCGCTGCCGTGACTCGCGTTTCATTGCTCATATCTGGCGATGAACTCGAACACAGATAGATCACAAAGTAATGTTGAGAATCCGCATTTTGCACGTCATCAACATGGAGCACGAATAAGCAACTATTGAACCCAAACGTATCAACAATCGTCCCATCAATACCATTAGACAGAGAGACATAATCCAATGCTGGCGTTGTAAAGAAGCCGTGATAGGTGTCTCGCATGTTGAATAAGGCGGGACGCACTCAATTAAGAATGCGTCCCGTTTCCATGATTGCGCTAATTACGCAAACGCCTGATCGCCAACCGGCTGCGTAGCCGCCAGCGACTGCACAGCGATGGCAGAAAACGCCGCGGTCGCCGTGCCGGTTTCGGTCGCCACAAGCCGGACATACCGCTTGCCGCCGACATAGCCCATCATGCCGACCATGTTTGACTGCGTGCCTGAATCATTAATGACCAGGTTAGAGCCGAGCAGACCCGTCGCCGCCGTCACCGTCGCGCCATCAGACAGACCAGAATCATCGCCAGCCTGCAACGTAAAGGTGAAGTAATTCGACGAATCCGCCGTCGTGACGGTCGCCAACTGAATCACGAATGTGCAGGCACCGAACCCACGCATGTCGATGATGTTGGTGCCGTTTGCCGTGGCGGTGCGCGAGGCGTAATCAAACGCGCTCGTGGCCTTCAGATCGTCCATAGAATCGCGAAGCATAATCCTGTTCTCCCTCGTTGTAACTGTTGTTTTAGATGAACTTCAGGAACTTGATCGCGTCGAAGTCCACCACACCACCGCCCACACGACGCACCGCGTGGAACGTCACATAGGGATTGTTGGAATACGGATCACGCAGCACCGACAGACCGATGCGATCCACGATCATGTAGCCAGCGCGGAAGTCGCCAAACGCGACCGAAAGGCTGTTCGCGCCGAGCGCCGGCATATCTTCCGCTTCGACCACCGGATAACCCAAGAGGCTCGCCGGCGTGCCAGCCTGAGCATTCGGCTGCCAGATGTAGTTCCCGTCGCTGGTCTTGAGCGTCCGCGCCGTCGCCAGCGTGGCCTTGCTCATCATCCAGACCGCGTTCGCACGATAGCCCGCCTTCACCTTGTAGGCGAGTTCGGTCATCTTGTCTACGCCGTTCGCATTGGTGCCGAAGCCGCCGCTGGTGCCGGTCGCTACGTGCTCAAGCTGGCCCCAGGTGCGTGACGAGTCAGCGGTCGCCGCCGTGGTGTAAGTGGTCAAGCCACGCGGCTGCGCCACGCCCGAACCAGCGACAAACGCCGTGTTTTCGCTCAGCGCGAAGTCACGGGCGATCTTCTCGCCAATCCACGCCTCGATATCGACCGCCGCATCCTCAAGCAGGACAGGCGAAATACGCGGCGAGCTGCGCTGGTTGTTGACCTCGATCCGATACTTCTTCAGCGAGGGAGTCGTCGGATCGCTGCTGGCCGTCACTTCGTCCAACCACGACACCGAGAGCTGACCGTAATCAACAGCGCCCTCGATGGCGTTGCCGGTGATGGCCTGGATACGCGCCACCTGACGCACAGGCGACGTATCGAAGATACGCTGCACGATCGGCCCGACAACGGCCTGCGGCACCAGATAACCGCCGGTCGTGTCATCGCTCACGCGAGCGCCCTTGATGCCTTCCAGTCCAGCGGCATCGCCCTTCCGCATAAACAGGCGGAACGCCTTGCGATGCTCGTCGCTAACCGACTCAGCGGAATGCTCAGAGCGGGTCTGCGCCGCCGCGATCGCCTTCTGCGACTCGTTCAGCTTCTCCAGATCCGCGTTGATCTTCGCCAGCTTCGCATCGTATTCCGAAGACGACTGGCGCTGTTCAATCGCGGACAGACGCTGATCGTTCGCGGATTTAAACTGTTCCCACGCCTGCGCCTGTGCTTCAAGCACCTGCTTCACTTCATTCATGATATCTGCTCCTTAACGGTTAACTTTTAAATCGCGCTACGAGTGCGGCGACTTCATCCTCTGACAACGTATCAGTCGCTTCTGCCTCACGCAGTGCGCCTAGTCCTCGACTCGCAATCAGTTTGCTTTCGGATCGGGAGAATCCTACATCGCGCAGGATACGCTCTAGACCACGATAGCTTGAGTCGGTTGCTTTGACGGCTTCCACTCGCGCATCACCATTGGCCGGAAAAGTGACAGGCGAGACTTCCCACAAGTTAATCTGCTTCAACAAACGCGCATCACGCTGGCGGTCGTATTCTTCTCGCACGACCGAATACCCAATCGATAGTCCACTGAGTGCGCCCATCTTCATCAGGGTATAGGCTTCATTGCCAAGCGTCGTATCGGCAAGTTGGCCGACGACATGCAGCCCATACTCGTCTTCGCGCATCTCCGTCCAGATGCCAATAGGCGATGCGGCATTATGCTGCCACAACATCGCCGGCATCACGCCAGACTCATGCGACTTCCGCAGACTCTCCGCGAATGCGCCACGCTCGACGATATCGCCATAGGCATCAATCACGCCGTAGACGCTGCCGTAGCCTTCAAACATTCTCGGCGCTTGCTGCGCTTTAAACTCGCACGGCATTTGCCGTAGCGACAACTTACGGTCGTCGCTCTTGCCCTCATCAATTTTCATGAGTTCGTCTCGCTTGTTAGTGCTCCACACGCGACCCGGATCGCCGCCCCACAATAGCCATGCAATCTTTCCCGCCGATGGGAAGTCCTCACTGTCCTCGTCCTCGAAGCCAGGCGCTTCGCGGTCTACGGCATGCCGTTCAAAATAGGCATACATCCGACGCACGCGATCAGGCGACAATTCCGAGCCGCTGAGAATCGCTCTCGCGGTGCCGACACCCACAGCCGTGCCACCGCGTCCGTATTCTTCTCGCCACTCTAGGCCGATGATCGCCTCTCGGCGCATCGCTGCCGTTGGCTCTAGATTGATCTCGACGCCCTGATAGGTAGCCATCTAGCGACCCACTGGCCTTACCAATTCGTCTTCGTCGTTGTTATCACTCACGGCTTGCATGTTGAGCGGCTCAAGATACCGATCACCACCGTCGATGGGATTCATGTTCTCGAATGCCCTGATGTCATTGACGCTCAAGAATCCGGCATTGCGTCCGGTGTTATAGGCGTCATAGCGTGACTTCAGATCACCGCGCATCAGTCCGTCAAGCATCAACTCGACAAAATACGTGCGCTTCTGCTGCGGTGAATCGCTCAAAATCGCGCAGTGGATGGCTTGCTCAAGACGCACCGCCCACGGACGAATGCAATGAGTCACAAACTCAATCGACTGCTGCTCAATGTTGGAGAATGTCGCCTTGTCGAGATCACCGATGAGATGAGGCGGCACGCGAAAAATAGACGCAATCTCTGAACGCAGGAAGCGCCGGGTTTCTAAATACTGCACGTCCTGAGATGTCATCGACATCTTCTCGACGGTCATGCCTTCTTCGAGCACTGCGGTGCCACCGGCGCGACCTGATCCAGAGAATGCTCGATTCCACGATTCGCGCAATCTCGTCGCGGCTTCCTCATCGAGCGTTTCTGGATGCTTAATGACCACACTCGGTGTGGCGTCATTTTCCAGCACCCGCTGCCCGTAGCGTTGCGCGGCCCTCGCGCTGCTGAATGTCTCAGCCGAATCACGCAGCACAGACCGACCAATCAGGCCGTCCGTGCTCATGCACTTGAGATGCAGAATCGGCGGATAGCTACCAGGCATCCGCTGCTCGAAAACTTCTGATTTTCCGTGCTCAGGCCGATACGTATAGACCAGACCGTATGAGCCTCGCGTGACTGTCATCGCATCGGGATCGAGCGGCAACAGTTCGACAATAAAGCCGTTGGAATCTCTAACGATCTTCGCGTAAGCATTGCCGCGCAACAATGCATGCGTCAGCAACTGTTCACGAAATTCCATCGAGGTCTGGAATGGATTCGGCTTGTAACGAAGCAGATCGTAAAGTGGATCGCCCTCAGCGCGATCCTTGCCACCATCTGGCCGGCGGCGATACAGAATGATCGGCAGCGATGCGGTCGTTTCCGCAATGACGCGGACACAGGCATACACCGCTGCTACGCTAAACGCGAGGCTCTGTTTATCCAGCGCCATACCATCGCGGATAAAATCCTCAAGCGCCGTGCCGCCGATCATGGTGCTCTTGGATCGCGTCACTGGTTCGACACGTCTAAACAGACGATCAATCAAACCCATGCTTTGTCTTTCTGCACGACTGGCATTATAGAACAATTAGTCCACGACTTTTCAATCCACTTGCCTGACGTCCTGTCAATCCGTTTTTGCGACTGAGCGCCATAATCAATGCGACGATAGCGTCAATCTTCTCAGAGGCTCGTTGCTTATCAGGCGCAATGTTTCCATTAGCGTCAGACCGCACGACCATATTATCAGCCATCCACCGCAGCACTGGATGACCGCCATGCTGCAATCGTCCCGTAGCGAGTAAGGCTGATAGTTCCTTCGTCGGCTCCGAAAGCGTCTTAAATCCTTGACGAACTTCGATAGCGTGCAAGCCGTCAGATTCTAGCTCTGTGGCGAGGCTCATCGCGTTCCACGAATCGAACGCGATCTCTTTGACCTTCCATTCCTTCGCCATCTCGTTAATCTCACGACGAATGAACGATTGATCGATGACGTTTCCAGGCGTGGTCTTCAGATAACCGGCTCGTCGCCACGCATCCAGCGGCACGAGTGCCCTGCGGCTCTGCTCGACAATCGACTCCGGTGCCCAGATGGTCGGCACGACTACCACGCGATTATCAATATTAAAGATTGCTACCGCTGCCGTGAAGTCGAACTTCGAGCTGACGTCCAGACCGATCACACACGGCATGCCACGTAATGAATCTCGGTTAATCGGCTCGGCATTCTCGGCTTTGTCCCAATCCGCCATCGAGATATAGCGATCCAGTTGCTGCACCCACTGCCCGAGATGGAGCCGCCGGAACTCAGGTTCAGCCGTCCCGATATGCTCGGCCTGTTGGCACTTCCGCGCGAGGTCATCTTCTTTGACAGAGACGCCGAGGTTTGGATTCGCCTTTCGCCAGACCACAGGATCGCGCCAGTCATCATCAGGATCAGCGCCGATAATCGCGCCGAACCATGTTGGATCATCGACGATGCCGCGCAGCACCTTGCTAGTGTATTCGTGATGATCCCAGCACACGCCAACCTGACCGACGCCAGCGGTCGTAATCTCAAACACGAGCGGCTGTCTGCGCGTGCCTGTGGCCGTGGTCATCACGTCCATCATGTTGGTCGACTTCATGGCGTGAATCTCGTCGAGCACTACGCCATTCGGACGCAAGCCGTCGAGCGTATGTGCATCCGCGCCCAGCGGCTCGTGCTTAGAGGCTGTCTGGAGTTCATGCAGATTATTCACCCTGACCTTGATGCGACTCTTCAGGCCAGAGCGCAGCACCATCTGCCTTGCCGCTTCC